TGCCCATGTCCTCAGTGACGACCAGCGCACCTTTGCGGGGCGGGAAGTCGACGAAGCGGATGATCGGGACTATCTCTTTGCGCTCAGCCCAACCTTTCGAGATACCGCCGACCGCGCCTTCTTCGCGGTAGACGTCTTGAATTCGTACCTTCACGGGAACCGGAGTGGCACCGGTTTCCGGGATGAACAGCACAGTGTCAGCCATGTACTGATGCAGGCTTCTCCTGAACTTCCGCCGTTCTTCCCGGAAGCTGCTCATTTAGATCAGATCCGCGTCAGCAGCTTGAGTACCGGCAGCGGGAGCATCAGCAGGAGCATCAGCAGGAGCATCAGCAGGAGCATCAGCAGGAGCATCAGCAGGAGCATCAGCAGGAGCATCAGCAGCCGGAGCATCAGCAGCCGGAGCGCCCGCGCCGGTCTGGTCAAGTGCGGCTTGGTCGGCCAATGCTTGGTCAGCAGCGGCTTGATCCAGCGCCTCTTGGTCCCGGCCTACGCTGTACGAGTCCGCGTCAGAGTAGCCTTCCTCGCCCTTGGCGTACCGTGCTGCGCCGTGGACCAGCACGAACAGTTCCGTTTCGAGTTTGGTCGCAACGAAGGAGGCACCCGCAGCGATAACCTCAATCGTATTCGCCAGTTTACCCGGCCGGTGGATGGTGTTGATCGCAATCAATTTAGGCATTTTCAACTCCCAGTGGAACAACAGGGCAGCCTAAGCCGCCCTGCCGGTCCAGCTTTAGATAACAGTCGCGAAAAGCGAGTTGTTAGGGTTGACGGGAACTTCGAGCGGGGACGACTGGGTCATCACGTAGGTGACAGCCGGGTCATCACTGTTCCACTGGCGAGGGAACACCGGCATGGAGCGCAGCTGGGCGTTCACATCCAGGATCGCGCCGTAGCACTCGATCATGTTCAGGTTCGGGCCGGTCAACAGCGCACCGTTGGCTGGCATGAACTTCGCGGTACCCGCGCCTTCCGGCAGATCGTACCAGTCGCTGGTGGCGTAGATTTCGAGGTTGCCGATGTTACCCAGGCGCTCGTTGTAATCGCCAGAACGGATGTCGGTGTTCAGGTCACCGGCAGTGCCGCGCTTCAGGACGTTCAGGGTTTCCTTCACCTGCAAGTTACGCAGGAAAGGACCGACCACGTCCGAACCGAGGGTCAGGCGGTTTACCGGGCCACCGAACGGCTGGCGACGGATCTGCTCGATCCAGGCGTTCAGGTTATCCACGATTGGCGCGTTGATGTCCGACCAAACGATACCCGCGCCACTCAGGACGATGGTGTTCGCTGGGTCACGACCGAAGTCGACAATGGTCTTCGGATAGTCCGGAGCTTCCAGAGTGACCTTGCCGTAGATCGCGGCCTGCGAGCACAGCCACTCCAGACGACGCTCAATGGCTTCGCGGTGCATGCGCAGGATGTCGCCCAGGATTTGCAGGTAACGCTGGTACGGCGACAGAGTGTTCGGGGTGAAGATGCCTTCCCCTGGGCGGCGCTTAAACGCACGCGAAGGGTTCACCGGATCTTTCGGCTTCACGTAAGCCGGCTTGAAACGGAACACCTTGGACGCTTCGGACCACATTGGGCGGCCTTGGGCAGTCGGAATCACCAGCGGCGCCAGGCGACGGCCTTCGACCAGTTTTTCGAAGTCGATGTACTCGTTCTCCGAGTTGAACACCGACGCGACCAGCAGGTCTCGGAAGTAGGTGGACGGGGCCGGCACGTCACGGTAGTAGCCGATCAGCGTGCTGGTGTCCTGTGGACGAATTTCGATAGTCATGATTTCTCCCTCTAGGCTGCTTTCGGCGGCCCTGGCTTATGCGTAGTAAGGCTTTTTGACGTAAATCTGGCACGCAGCCAGATCGAAGCCAGCCAGACGAGCCGCTTCAGTGGCCAGGGACGCAGGCCAGTTCAGCGCGTTGATGTTGAAAGCGCCCGCCTTGTACAGCGGCATACGGCCCGCAACGCTGCCCGCTGGCACCTCGCCAACGGTGATCGCGTTCGCCTTGGTGATGGTAGTGCCGTCGACCAGGCTGATCGCACCGGTCTCGAAGTCCAGATCGACCGGAGTCCAGATCGGGATGCCGGCTGTGGCCAGCGTGCCGTTGTAGGAGCCCGAGACGGTGACCACGTCCGGCGAATCGCCAGCGAAAAGCTCGGGTACCATGCTCACGGTATCCGAGTTGAACGACGCCTGGCCCGGGGTTGGGTTTGCTGGAATGATGGACATTATTTAGTGCTCCCGTAGCCAGTAGCAGCACGGAACTCGTCCTGCGACTGTTGAGCCGTGGATGGTTCGCCACCGGTAGGGGCGATGTTTGGGTTGCCGTTGGCCATCGCAGCTTCGAAACCGGAAGCTGGGGCAGCGGTAGCCGCAGCAGGAGCGGCAGCGGCTACCTTCGGCGAGGCGTTCAGCATTGCTACCGCTGCGTCTACCGGCATGTCGGTATTCATAGCGATATGGGAAGCGAGAGCGCTGCGTTCAGCGGCGGCCTCGTTGGTCAGGATGCCCTGGATGCGTGTGCGCTCGGCCAAGGCACCTTCTTTCTGGCCATCGGCGCGGGCTGCATCCAGACCTGCCTGAATTTGCTCAGCGGTCTGTTCAGTCGCCATTTCGTCTTCCTCTTCATCATCTTCAGTGGTTTCTTCCTGGTCGCAGCAATAGGCGGCCAGGGCTTCGTCGACGGGACGAATTTCGTGAGCGAAGCCAACTGCTACGGCTTCATCTGCGCTGTAGGTCTGCGCTTCGGTGGCCAGCACCGCTTCGACGGTCATGCCCAAGTTGCGGGCGACGGTCTGGGCGAACAGCAGGCGCATCGAGTCAATGCGTTTTTGGATGCGGGCTTTTACCGGTGCGGGCAAGGCCTCGTAGGCGTTGCCGTCGACCTTGTGCTCGCCAGCGAAAATCAGCGTGATCTTGTAGCCGTTTTTATCCAGAGCCCCGGATACGTCGACGTGCGAGGTCAGGACGCCCACGCTGCCATCGCCGCCTGTGCGAGGCATGGTGATTTTGTCCGCGACCGAGGCAATGCTGAAGGCTGCCGAGTAAGCGTGCTCGTTCACGAAGGCCTGTACCGGCTTGGTGCCGCGCAGTGCGAACATCCGGTCGACGAGGTCGAAGTTGCCCGCGACGTCACCGCCGCCCGAGTTGATCAGCAGCGCAATACGGCGCACGCCGTAGTCAGCCATGCCGCGTTCAAAGGCTTTCTGGATGTAGATGTAGCCGGTGGCCCAGTCGTAAATCTGGTAGCCGAAATCGTGCAGCAACACACCCTTGATCGGGATAATCAGCGTGCCATCGACCACGTTGTACGGGCGGTAAGCACACTTCCAGCTATCCGCTGCCGGCCAGAAATCGTCCTGCATAACCGCTGGGGCCGCAGACTCTCGGGCGTTGATCTTCTCGATCTCACCGGACGCCGCGTGAACGCAGTCACTCAGCCAGGCCGCACGACAGGCGCTGACCATGACGGGGGTGTTCGCGAAGCGGGCCGCGAGCAAGTTACTCATGGGTCAGTTCCTCGATATATGCGCCGTCCGGGTTCTTGCCGGTGCTGCTCGGCGTACCGCTGGCGGCGTTCATGGTGTTCTGCGCAGTCGTGCTGTCGCCGAGCTTGAGGCCCAGGTCATCGACTATTTTCTTCTCACGGGCCAGCTGCGGCAGTACCTGGCGCCAGTCCTTGCCGAGGCGAGCGTGTTCGTCTTCGAGGGTGCTCAGGCCGAAGGTCATGCGGAGCACGGCGGCCTGAGTTTCCTTCAGCTCGTCGATCTGGCCCATGCTGGCGCCGATCCACTCTGCGGCGCAGTAAGCGTCAGAGTTCAGGCCGTCGTACCAGCTCGGGGCGTTCTTCGGCATCGAGGTTATCTGATTGCCGTTGATGGCCTCTTCCAGCCACAACCGGTAGAACCAGTTCGCGAAACGGTCGGCGACCTTGCGCTTCTGTACTCGCATGCTGCGGCCAGCGTCGGCAATGGCGGCCCGCAAGTTGGAGTAGTTGGCCGAGCTGTAGTCTTTGGACAGCTGCTCGTAGGTCGTGCCGGTGGCCGCCGCCAGGTAGCGCAGCAGCGACTTCTCGAAGTCGGTACCCACGCCGCCAGGCGTACCGGCCGCCTGAAACTTCATCTTCGTACCTGGGTAGAAGACCGGGATCTTGATCCCGTCCATCTGCAAGTCGCGAGAATTCTTGGTGTACTTCGCGATCTCGCCCAGGTAGTTGTTGGCGTAGTTCGCAATGCCCTTCTTGTCACCGCCACCGGCTGCGGCCATCGCCACTTCAGTCGGCAGGTCGGACTCGATGCTCGCCGCGTACATGGCGTTCAGCACCGCATTCTGGAGAACCGTGTCGCGGAAACGCTTGGCCATCCGGGTTTCTTTCAACGCGGAGACGATGCGGGCGACAGCTCGAGTCTGGTCAGGCCGGGTCTGATCGATGATGTGCAGCATCTGCGACCGGTCCCACGCCAGGTTGCCCGTCACCTGCCCTCGGGTCGCGGGAACGCGCTTCCAGGTAGCGTTCGCGGGGCTGTTCCAGTCAGTCGGGTGGGCTTCGCGGATCCAGTAGGCTTGCGGAGCGCCCCAGATGTCGCGCTCGACGCCGCCGCGCATCAGCGGGGTATCCATCGCGCCGTATGGGTTCGATAGCCTGTCGGTGTCGATCAGCTGGCACGCTGTCGAGAAAGGGCGGACGGTGTTGCGCATCCACTCAGCAGACGCCAGGACCTCACCGCCGTGGCCGTAGATGCCCACCGCCAGCCGGCATAACCCGGTCAGCGTGTTCTGGCGTGCCGCGTCAGGGAAGTTGCGAGCGCTCTCCGCGTACAGCGTGAACTTGGCTTCAACTTCGTCCTGGAACTCAGCAGCCCAGACTTCGTCGAGGCCCAGAATCTTGATCTGCGGCTTGGCATTGAGCAGGAACTTCTCGCCGACGATGCCGTCTTGCAGGATGATCGTCGAGTTTGCAACGTAGGCGTCGTTACGATGGGCGTCACGAACACGGACGTCGAGCTGCTGCTTTTCCGGAAGAACGTCACGGTCAACCGACTGGAGCGGCGGGTGCCAGGAGGACATTTCTTTCGAATAGCCGCTGGAGCCTTCGTAGGCATCACCAGCAAACGGGCCCGAGGTGTAGCCGTTGCCACGGATAAGGTCTGCCGACTCTTTACCCGGCTCGTACCCGATAATCGGGTCGTAGTAAGGGACGTCGGCCTCGACCTCAACCTTGATGCCCATTAGAAGCTCACTCGCATCGGGCCAGTGCCAACGTACACGCCAAGTTGCACCTGGAGACTGATGATGTAAGCGTTCAGCTCTTTGATGTTGCCCTGGTAATACTTGACCAGTTCGCCGTTACTGTCTCGCAACTCCAGGACAGACGTGCCCGTTACCAGTTTGTGGTAAGCCTCTTGAGCATCGGTAAGCCGAGCCTGGAGCAAGACAAGGTCCATGATTTCCCCTCAACCACGCGGCGTATTGCCAAGAATCCTATATACCTGCCAGATGGATTTCAAACTAAAAGTTGAAATGTTGGCAAATTTAGCTTAGTAGCGCGCCGATAGCCTCGATGTCCAAGTCTTCAACATCGTCGGAATCGGTGGCTGAAGCGTTCGAAGGATCGAACACCAAGTCGTTTTTATACCAATCTGCGTAACAGCCCTCCGGGTCGTCCCAGTCGAGCATGTCCCCGCGCATGCTATGCAGGATCGCCATCGCGTAAACCAGCAGGTCCCACGCTTCGTTCCGTGCCTGCGTCTTACGCCAGCCATCCGTGTCCCGGACTTCCGCGACCATTTCGTTCCAGAACCACGCGGGTAACCAGCTGGGGAAATTCACCTTGCCGCCGCCTGGGACTTTCCGGTCGAGCATCACGTTGAGCGTGTCCTTCAGCGCGTTGGCGTTCAGCAGCAGGACGGGGATCTCGCCGCGTGCATCCGCGTGCCGGTCTTTACGTGAGCTGTCCGGCCAAGTCGTCAGCGTCGTGGGCGCCCTCTTGTTCGGGTTGCCCTTCAGCAGCTTGAAACGGCGGTGCAGATCCGCAGGTATCTCCGTACCGTCTGAGTCGCGCAGCCGGCGATAGAAGTTGTAGGCATTCTTGGTCACTGAGCTGTCGTTCTTCAGATCCGCTGAACCTGCGGAGTCGCAGCCTGTCATCTTGATCTTCATGCGCCGACCGGAGCCATCGCCGAGCGGGTACGTCCGCAGGATCGCCTTCTCGATCAGCACGTCCCAGTCTTCCAGGTACGACGCGGGCGAGATCATGTCCTTCTCGCCTTCCTCGTCGAGGCGATTCGAACGGCGAATAGCGAAACGGTCGATGACAGTCAGGTCACCGCCGACGCCGACGCCGACGACCTGGATCTCGAACCGGTGCAGCTGTACGTCGACCAAGGCCAGCAGGAAGCGGACGCCCTTCGGCACCACTCGCTCGCCGAGGTCCTGAGCCATTGCCTTGACGTCTTCCGCCAAGCGTCCGGCGTCCAGCCCTACTGGCATGAAGGGCTCACCCTGGTCTGTGTTGACCGTGGTCTTGAGCGATTCCTGGCTGCCCGTGCGCTCAAACTCTTCCATCGCCTTGAGGTACTTCAACGCCAAGTCGCGCCAGTCGGTGAACAGTGCTGCCGGCCCCTTCATCCAGAAGCTGGCGATGTTGGACCTGAACGCGGTTCCCTCGAGCGAGCCGTCCGGCATCCACTTCTGGCCATCCATGACCCACCGGGCGTTGCCCAGCTTGATCTGGTTCAGCTCGTGTTTACCTGGGACTCCGTTCAGACCGTCGTGCCATATGATCTGGCCGCAGCAGGGCATCACCATGACGGTGGCCTCGGCCGCTTCGACGTGGTCCGCGCTATCCGGGATCTGCAATAGGCTGAAGCGGGGCTCGACGGCGGTCTTGCAGCCTGGGCATTTCCAGTACCAGCGCCTACGGTCGCCCCGGTTGTACAGCGACAGGATGCCCCTGGTCGGCGGCGCTTCGTGCGGGGTCCGCGGGCTCCATTTCGGATCCTCGATCTCGAAGCCTGGCGACGATTCCGCCACGGTCATCGCGTTGCGGCGGTAGGTTGTCGTCCGTTTGGCCCCCAGGTCATACGGCGAACCTTCGCCATCGATGGACTCCGGCATGCGGTCGTAGTCCGCGAGCCACACACGAGGGACCGTCTTACCGGACAGCTCCGTGATCGAGGGCCACTTGATCTCGAGGTTCATCCCCGACAGGAAACGGACGTTGTGTGCGGCGTGGCCGGACCTGCCGGGAGTGACCAGCTTCCCGATGTCTTTGGAGTGGCGGAACATCCGCTTCAGGTCCTTGTTAGACCAGTCCCGGGCGGTGGCCTGCGACATGAAGACGCCCATCATATCGGCCGGGTCGCACTTGGACGTGTGCGCGATCCAGTTATGAAACATATCGGACTTACCGGTTCGGGCTGGCCCTACGAAGATTTCGCCGATGTAGTCGGGGCTGGTCAGCACTTCCATCGGCTCGACCAGATACGGCGCCATTTCGTTGTTCCAGAAGCCCCGGTACGAACCGGGGTTATCCAGGTATCGGTACTTCTCCGCAGCCTCGGCCACGGTCAGCCGCTCAGGTGGCCGGATCCCCGTGGCGGATGCCGCGATCATTTCCTCAAGGGTTTCAAACCGCATCAGACTCGACCTCTTCCTCTAGCGGCTCGACCGTCGAGGATGATGTCTGGCTGCGTTTCGGGGCTTCGATCATCAGCTGGTACACGCTGTCCAGCAGCTTGTCCGTTAACTGACCGATCAAAGCGCGCTGCTCGGCGGTCAGGCCGGTGGCGCGGTCGACTTCCTCAACCCAGAGGGAGGCTGTCGTTTTGAAGGAAAATGCCAGGTCGCCAAACACCGCGAGCACGTCATCCGTGCGCCATAAATCGCCCGCGTTCTCGGCCCATTTCTGATGCTTGAGCTTACCGTCCCAGAACGCGGCCTGAAGCATCGGCGGTAGATCGTTTGGTCGGAGACGCTGCATGTAGGCCTCGATGTCGACCTTCGGCGGCACCAGAAACGCGGCGGCGTCCTTCAGCCGATACAGCGGGCTGCCCTTGCTCCGACCGATGACTTCACAGCCGCCTTCGGCCAGCTTCTTTTTGACCACGGCGCGGTCGCCACCGAAAACCTGATGCAACCAATGGGAGCTGACGCCGGCCCAGACATCCGCGATGTCCATGTTGACGGGCTCGTCTTTTTCCTCGGTGGTACCAATCAGATCGTCATCATCGGGGGCTTGCGGCGCCTTCCGGGATCCGGGTTTCTTTGACTGAGGGGCCATGTCGTCACCTACGCCTGTTTGGGGCAATCATGCCCCAGCGTAGGTTGCTAATTCAACAGACGATTGAATGGCTTGCGTCGAAAGTGCCTATACAAGCGGGTCTAGGTTGGCTATGAACAGCAGTACATCCGCGTGGCACGACTTCGGCGCGCAAGAGCAAACGAGGTTCTTACCCCGAAGCTCCCGCTGGATGTGTCGGACTATCCCCGGCTGCTGCCAGATCCAAGCTCTATGCTCGGCGATGGCCTGCTCCCTGGTGCGACCTGGCTCTATCCGAAACCGGTTACCCCACTCGCTCGGGCGACCGACGTAGACCGCATCGAGCGGGACACCATCGCGGTGTTTGTTCAGCACTCGAGGGTTCACACCAGAAGGTCCAGATGGAGATTGCCGAACCGCCACCGGTTCCATAAGTTGTCGATCTCGACCTTACGCTTCTTGGCATACCGTATGCAGTTGCCAGTACCGCCAGAGCTGCCGTCCCAAAGCGCGGCGATCAGGTCTGCTCGGTCAACCATCCAGCGGTTGCGCATTTCCATGGCCGTGCTCGAGTAACCGCCATGGGAGACCACAACGACCTCCGTGGCCTTCGCCAGGATCTCCCGGTACCGCTGCTGAAGGTCGGCTGGCCAGCGAGATTCCTGACCCTCGAAGGGAATAGCTGCGGTGAACGGGACACCCAGGACGTAGGCTGCCGCAGCCCAAGCCGTATCCCAGCCCAACGCCATCCCGGATATTATGCGCTCGGGCTCAACCTCATTCAGGTACGCCACGGCCAGACCGATCAGCCTTCCGTCGAGACGGTAGCTATGCCCACCGAGCTTCTCCGGACGGTGACCCGTGGCCGCGACGATCATATCAGGTCATCCGCACAGGTCAGATTAGATCGTCCGCACAGGTCTTTTTCGAGGAACGCTTCGACGAAGATCGTGGCTTGCTCCGCGTTGATCGCGTTTCCATAGGCGCGCAGTCGCACCACTCGGGAGGGAGCCCCATGAGCCAGCGGGAGTGTGCCGGGTTCAACTGGCCGCCACTTTCCATCCTGGCAGAAGAGCCAGTCAACAGTTCCCCAGAAGCGGTCAGCCTCGCTGCGCCGTCCGAAGTGACCCAGCCCGTCAGCCCCGCTGCTCCCCATAGCCAGCAGGGTTTCTGACTCGGCCCCCCGTGCGGGCCGTCCGAGGCGTTCGGCGTCGGCCAGCCCGAGAGCTGGACTGTGTCGTTCAGGTTCGACATCCCGTGCCCCTGAGCTTTCTTGGCCGCGATGTACTCCGGCCTGTGCGCGGGGAAGTGATCTCGCGCCACTGGCGTCGGCCAACCTGACAGCACCGCCGCATGGTTCAGCGTGATGTTCCTGGTCTCGAAGTCCTGCGACGGGAACCGCAACGAATCCGACGAGGTCGTCGTTGGCCAGCCGGCATAGAGCATCGTCTGCTCTTCCAGATTGCCCGGGGCCAACGATGATCGACCGATTGACTCCCTGAATGCTCGACGCTTCTCCGTGGCTTCCTCGTCCCGGGTGCCTCGGCTGCTGCAAGTCGGCGTCTGCCACCCAGCCAGTTGCGCGCAGACGTCCAGCCTGTCCGTGCTCAATTTGCCATTGCGTATCCGGCCTCCGATGTAGCCCCCTTTGTAGTCCGAGGCTGCGGGTGTCGGCCAACCGTTCCCCGACCCAGTAGAGTCGGTCGCGGATGTGCGGCGCACAGACGCTCGCAGCCGGGAACGGGACGGCCCCGAAGGCGTAGTCCAGGGCTTCCAAGTCAGCGTGTACAAGATCGACCCAAGGCTCGACAGTTTTACTCGCAACCTGCTCTCCAAAGAGGACTGGAGGTCGGTGCTGCTCAATGAGCCAGGCAAAATATGGCCAGAGGTGCCGCTTGTCAGCAAACCCTTCTGCTGGGCCTGCGCCGGAGAAAGGCTGGCATGGGCAACTTCCGGTCCATACAGGTCTGTCGTCAGCCCAACCAGCTCTTCGAAGAGCGTAAGACCAGACGCCGATGCCTGCAAAGAAATGGCATTGGGTGTACCCACGGAGGTCATCGGGAGAGACATCTAGAATGCTCCTTTCGTCGACATCACCTGGGGCGATATGCCCTGCGGCAATGAGGTTGCGGAGCCACTGCGCTGCCTGCTTATCAAACTCGTTGTAATAGGCTGCCAATGTGAAATCCGCCTTTTGCTGATTAGGGGGTCTGGGCGGATTCTACATTGGCTATAGTTGGATATTCAACTGTTTGTTGAACGATTAGGCGATCAGAACGGACTTGGCCAGCGTCCATCGTGCCTGCCGGTCCGCCAGGCCGTTGGTACCCCCGTTGATGCTCTTGGTCAGGCCGATGAAATCGCCACTATCGGCGAACGCGGCGCAACCGTGGGCGGACCAGTACCAGCCGGCAGAGAGCGCGGCTACGTGGTCATCGAGCAGCATGTTCGGGTTCGCGATCAGGTCGAGGCCCAAGGCTTTACCGCAGGCCAAGTAGTTGTCGTGGAACGTGATCTGCTTCAGCCCTTTGCCTGCGAATTTCCAGCCTTCATCCGCCGCGTTGCCGAAGCGGCCGCCGTACACCAGATTCGCGATCTGGATCTGCCGGTCCATTGGCACCGAGTCTTCGCCGTCGTGCCGACCGAGGACCCGCGCCTGCTCGGGGGTTACCCTGGTGCTGAACGTGGCTCGCAGACCGTCGACGTTGTAGTCAAACGATTCCTGAAGGCGACGGAAACCGCCCGACTCGGTACCGATCTGCGCAAGGAACGCGGCCTGCCGAGCGGGCGTGGTGATGTCGTACTTCTGCATTGCGACCGTCAGGGTGTCGATCCAACGCGCAGCCAGTACCGCAGAGATACCCGTCGCACGCCTAAACTGGTCTAGATTCATGGTGGAATTCTCAACCTTTGGTGTAATTGGGTGGCAAGAAAAACGCGCCTTAGCGCAGCGCGTATTCTCAAACTTATCTCTCGGGCTTGACTCTGTCGATGCCTAAAGGTCTTTGCTGAAGTTTTCGATCTTCTTCACTTTGTCTTCTCCGCACCAGTAATCGCCACCTCTATGGCTGACCGGCAGAACCACGAAACCGCCTTTACGGTGAGCGTGCTCCGCGATCAGGTGCTCTTCCAAACTGAGCATGTAGACTCTACTGGTCTTGACCGGCACCACACCGACAATGCGGCAGTGCAGGTACTCTTTCGGCAACGTGAAGGTGAACTCGTTGTTTCCTTCATCTTTCGCCAGGGCGACGTGGATAGCCATCTGCACACCTCTATTGATGGCGTAGACGTCGACATAGCCTGACTGGGGATCCTTCTCCGCAGGGAACGCGCAGCTAGCGCCATTAAGCTGGAGCATGCCAGTGACGATGTTCACTGCGCCGTCGATATTGGCGCTCCGGGCACGCTTTTCCCGAGGATCGAGGTCTCCCTTTTTCCCCAACGCCAGCCAAGCTTCATCGCACTCGAGAACCCTAGCCAGCTCCGCGAACTTATCTGGACGTGGTCTGGACTCACCGAGGAACCATTTGCGAACGGCTTCGTGGCTAACCCCCATCTTCTCTTTGATGTAGGTCTGCCGACCGTGGCCGTATGGCGGGATGTTCGGGTTCCCATCGCATGCGGTGTTTATGCGGTCGGCGAAAGTTTCGTTGCTCATTTCATCACGCTCACTTTCAGGTACTCCTGCTTGACTCTCGCATTCAACTATTCGTTGAATACTTGGCCCGTAGCTCGACCCTGGCGGGGTGGTTCCCCTCGCTGGGTTGTGTTGAGCACGGCCCTAATTAATTAGTAGCTTCTGCTACTCAGGCCTCCATATAGTTGCTTCGATTAGAGCGTCCTGTGTTGCATCCTTTAGCGGAAGTACCGCCATGACATCTTCGTCTTTAGTGCCTAACGCGACGATATGATGTATGAAAACCGTGTTTTCCTGACCCGGTCGGTGCAGCCTCTTATTCAGCTGTTGGTAGAATTCTAAACTCCAGCATAGACCATACCAAACGGTGATGCACCCGCCGTACTGCAAATTCAATCCGTGGCCGGCTGACTGGGGATGTGCAAGTAACAGTTGAATCTTACCAGCGTTCCACCGCTTCTGTAAATTTGCAGTCTCGCCAACGACTTCCGCGTGCGGGTACCGTTTTTTCAATTTTTCCAAGTCGAACTTGTAGCTGTACGCGACCAAAACGGGCCGACCAGCGGCTTCCTCTATCACTAGATCCAGGGCATCTAGCTTCATGCTGTGGATCTCAATCGCGTTACCGTCTTCGTCGTAGACGGAGCCGTTTGCGAGTTGCAGCAATTTGCCAGTAAGCACGCCGGAGTTCACCGCTTCGATGTCGTGCTCAGCGAGGATCAGGTCTTTCTCAAACTGCTTGTACTGCTTCATCACCTTCGGTGGAAGGCGGATTGGGATCGTATTGTAGACAACGTCTGGCATGTCGATGAAATCAGCAGTTTTCATGCTGATCGTGATGTCTTTGATCCGCTCGATGATGCAGTCAAAAGCCCCCGGTCGCAGGGTGTACTTGTAGCCCATGTAATCGCTATCGAACCAACGGCGCCTGTAGTCGGTGAAGCTCGATCCCAGACGTTTGCCCTGGTCCAGCAGGAAGTATTGGCTCCAGATGTCTTCGAGGCCGTTGGGCGACGGCGTACCGGTCATGCCCACGATCCGGTCGATCCTCTTCCGGACTCGGCAGAGCGCACCGAAGCGCGTGAGATTACCCTTCACCTTCTTCATGGCCTTGCGGACTTCAGCCTCGATCTCTTCGTCCGGCGTGCTCTTCGGCAGCTTCGTTATCACGCCGTCGATGACCTGCTGGACAGCGACCTTAGTTGGTTTGTTCCGCTTCGTGGGATTTTTGAAGCCCGACATTTCGTCGATCACGACCATGTCGTAGGGCCAGTCATCGCCCCAGAATTCGATCAGCCAGGTGAGGTTCTCCTTGTTGATGATGCTCAGCTCAGGCAAGCGTCGGGCCCGTTGTTCCCGCCGCTCGGGGACTCCGGTCAGCACCTCGTAGTGCAGGACCGCGGTATGCCGCCAAGCTTCGATCTCTTCTGGCCAGGTTTCCTCCGCTACCAACAGCGGGGCTACGACCAGGACGTGGGCTACCAGAAACTCGTCGAGCAGACGCCTAACTACGGTCAGAACGGCGCCGGTCTTGCCGATGCCCATATCCGCAGCCAGCATGAACTCCGGGTTGGCGTACATCGCCTCGACGGCTACGTGCTGGGAGACCCGCAGCTTCTCGTACTCACGCATGGCGTTTCACTCCGAGGATCCGCAGGGCCTGCAAGCAGCTGTCGCAAACGTGGACTTCGGCGCCGGCCGCCAGGAACAGTTCGATCTCTTTCGCCTGACCTGGCTTGGGCTCTTTGCCGGCCTGCTTGAACTCGATCAGGACGATCCTGCCGGCCTTGAGGAAAAACCGGTCCATGCCGTTGCGGCGACCAATCCATTTCAGCTTTCGCACGATCCAGCCATCTTTCTGGGCCAGGTCGCACACGTACTCTTCCTCGGCAGCCTCGATCATCCGGTTGACCTCAGTCTTTGCGATAGCGAAGCGCGGTGTAACCCGCAGCGGAGACAGGGCAGCCCTCGGCCCAGTCTGGTAAATCGATCAACCGGCCAACGAAGTCGTCCAGATCCGCGTCTTCGTCACCCTCGGCGCCCAATTCATCGTGTACCTGAAGCACGACGCCGAAACCGCCCTCTTCCGCGTTCTCCCAGCCGTTCATCATGATGTCGCGAGCGATGCCCTGGACGAACGACTGGAAGATGTCGCCGCCGTAGGTGGTCATGGGGATCCAGCGCTTGGTCTCACCGTCGACGCCCCAGAAGTGGACGACATCTTTCATCTTGCCGAACTTTTTCTCCCGCTTGAGGGAAGCCTTGGCGCGGTAGATCCGGCGCCCGTTCGGCAACCTCGAGACGAGGAACATCACGCCGTTGATACGTTGGGCGCCCAGGGCGCAGCGACCATCAGCAAATTTGAACCACTTACCTGGGCTCTTCAGTGCATCGATGGCGCACTTCTCGGCGTCATACCAGCACTGCTGGATGCCCGGGTGACGCTCACGCCAAGCCAGCTTCACGGTCTCAGATGCGAGCCATTCGTCCTGCTCAGTGCCCGACATCTGGCCGAAGCTGTTCCAGTTTTTGTGCGCCTGCCTGACGAACTCTTCGTCGATGGCGTCTTTGATGATTTCCCAGTAATCGGCCATATGGACGTTGTAGTTCGCGCCCATGCTGATGAACGCACCGACGCCGCCGCCGAAGCCCAGCGCCAGTTCCGATACCTTACCCATGATGTTCCGCTGGACTTTGGTGATCTGCTCCGGCGTCAGCCCGAGGATCTGCGCGGCGGTCACCTTGTACAAGTCCGGGCCTGCGCGGAGGAACTCACCAGGCTCCTTCGGATCCGGGATTTTGTTGCCATCTTCGTCCAGCAGGAACGTGTCATAGAGTATGAACGCCGCGATCTTCCACGCCTCGTTACCGAGCCACGCAGCTACGCGGCCTTCGATGTTGGAGTAGTCCGCGCAGAACAGCCGTTTGAACTTGGCAGCTATGATGTGAGCCCGCAGGCAGGACGAGATAGCCACCGGTACCGGGCCGTGGAACAGCTCGATCAGATCGGCCGCCCAGCTAGGGTCGTCGGTGTTGAGGATCAGGTCGATAAGCTTCAGAACCTCTTGCCACTTCAGACCGCCGCGTGACGGCAGGTTCTGGAGCTGGGCGCCTTTGCCTGCCGCTCGGCCGGTGTTGGCGCCGTGGTGCATGAAGTTCTCGCGCATCCGACCGTCGATATAGGTCAGTTGCTGGAAGCGCACCAGCTTGGCTACGGACGATTTACCCGCCTCCTGCCGTAGCTCGAGCAGGCGACAGGCTTGCTCGTCGTCCTTGTGCTCTTCCAGCAGGTGGATGACGGCGGTCTTGTCCAGGGAGCCTACCGCGATGTCGCGAGCGCCGAGCCAGTTCTTCAGACCGTTGAGGTCTGTCGGGCCTGAGCACTCGCCGCCTGTGATCTCAACCATTTCTCGCCGGTACCGGTCGGCCACGACGTTCATGATGGCCTGCGACCGGTCAGCCAGCTCCAGATCGATCTGCACGCCGCGCATGTTGGTACGGTGGTCGAGGATCCAGAGCCGGCGTTCCTGCTCGCTGAGCGGCTTCACGAACCGGTCAAGCTCACGCTCGACGACCGTATCCTGTTTGCAGTAGGCGCCCAAGTGTTGACGAAGATCAGGGGTATCCCACCAGTGCAGGATCGATGGGTCCTCGCCTTTCCGGGCTTTCCGGGGCTTGGCCATCTTCATCATCAGCTTTTTGCCCGCATCGTCCTTGCTGACCGTCAGGCCCAAGGCTTGGCTGGCACCGGCTAGGTCACGGGGCAGCGCCATCACGGCGGCCCTCACGGCGGTGCAGTCCATCTGTTCGAAGGGGAGCTTTTTCAGACCGAAGCGCGGCACCAGAATGAAGTTCCAGATGCACCACTCGAAGCCGGCGTTATGGGCACCGAAAATGAATTTGTTCCGCAGTGCGTAGACCAGATCGTCAGGGAATTCCTCTTCGTTCCACGGGTCCCAGAGTTCCACGTCGCTGTCGCCGATGGCCCAGCTCATGCACCAGATGTCAGTCTGCGGATGGTGTGCGTACTGGTACGCGGTGACAGCACCCTTAGCCCTGCCGAACGGAACCGGAGAGCGGCTTTCAAAATCGAGGTGGACCTTCTCGCTGTCACTCACGGCTGAATTCTCTATCTTGCAGTTGAAAAAAGGGCGCACCGGGCGCCCTTTCTTTGGTACTGACTTAGATCAGATCGTCGCTGTCTTCGTCGTCGTCGAGATCGTCCAGGTAATCGTCCGCATCCACCGGAGCCGCACCGAACGCCTCGCCTTCCTTACGGTACCGGACCACCTCGATCGTGGCGAACAGACCGTTACCGCCCTGCTCTTTCTTGGTGACCGCGTAGAAGCTGACCACGGCGTCGACGTAGCAGCCGCCGTAGATCACGTTGTCTTCTTCAGTCAACGCAGATTTGTCGCGGTTGAGTACCTGCGGACGGCGCACGTTGGACGCCTTGACGATCATCATGCCCTCGTAGCCGGCGTAGACGTCGCCCTCGGCGTTGGTCACCTCGTCACCGCTGACGTAGGCCTTACGCTTGACCTCGATGTTGTCGTAGATCTTCTGGGCTTTATCTTTCCAGGTGTCGAGTTTGATCTTTTTGATCGCAGCCTCGATCTTCTTGATAACGGCCTTACCGTTATCCGTGTCGGGGTCGATGATGAACGAGGCGCCAAACTTCGGCTTGCTGTCGGGGGTGGACTGCTCAGCTTTCCAAACTTTCGGGAAGGATAGGCGAACACCGGTAAGGGTTACAACGTCTGGGCGTGCATCAGCCATTTTCGTATTCCTTTAAATGAGATCGTCGAGTTCAGGCTGAAGCGTCCGCCCGAGCAGGTCATCGTCGTTGTCGTCGAGGTCCAGGTCTTCCAGCAGGTTGACCAGGGGTATCAGTGCATCACGCTTGTCCGATACCGGGACCAATGCTGGTCGGCCGTCAGGACGGTGGATCAGGTGTTCTGCTTTTTTCCAGTTGCGGGTGCCAGCGATGATTTCCAGTTGTGCAGGGCTCTTCATGTTTCGGGTGTACAGATCCTTGTCGGGGATCTTGCCGCGCCAGTAGGCCTCGGCTTCAGCTTCGTCAGTCCAAGTACGGTCGCCGAGGGTGGCAACAGCTTTGAAGCCCGGGGTCTCGCCGCCGCGCAGTGCTTCGTCGAGCTGGGTACCGCTGAGGTTACTCAGCCAGGACGAGATCAGCTGCTTGTGCATCAGCACGTAACTTCGGCGCTCCGGCGTCATTTCGTCGATGTCGGCCAATTTCGGGTCCCTCTTTCTCAGGGTCGTCAGATCGGTGAATTCCAGACCGAGCAGGTCCAGCACAAAGGCGTTTAACTTGCGGCAGCCCGAGTTGCGCGCTGCTCGGCAGAACTGGCAGCCCTTCACAGTTGGGTGCATGTAATCGAGCAGGTCCGCTTCATCAGCGGCGTCGGCTTCGGCAACCATTTCCACCGCAGCTTCGACTTCCTCGCCGAACTTCAGCATGTCCTCTAGGCTGACCCGCCACTCGCTGCCCCGACCGGCCACACGAGGTTGGTCGATCCGTAGGAGGAACTCCTTCGCGTTGGTTTTGCCCTGGGCGTAGTTTTTCCAGAAGCCCAGGCCGTAGATCATTTCCTGCTTGTTGCCTTCCGCGTCTACGGGTACACCTGCGCCGAACTTTAAGTCGTCTATGATGATTTCTTTGGGCGCGATGCCGCCTGCGTCCAAAGTCCCGAAGCCCCCGGGAATCCAGGGATCCATCGTTACGCGGTGTTCGAACACCCAGGTCGCCCGGGACTCGCGGATCCGGTCAATGCCTGGTTGCAGATGGCCGACCCAGTCCGGCGTCACTTCGAAGAAGAGGTCGTCTGCGGGTATCCACTCGCCGACCAGATCCTGAACATCGATACCTTCAGTCAGGCAGCGCTCCCTCACGGTGTGGGCCGCTGTGCCTTCCGATGAATAGATGCTTGTGACGTCGTCGAACCGGTCTTCCATCCGGGGTGCGGCGTAGCAGACCATCCAGCGCTCTGCGCCCGAGGGGCTGAGCCTCGCATGCTCTGACATAGCGGGATTCTCCGGAACGGTCGCCCGGGTAGGAGACCGTAGTGCTCAGAAGGCGGGTTAGATTTCTACTTCGTCTTCGTCGATCTCTTCGAACTCGGCGTCCTCGACGTCGAACTCATGACCGGCCATTTTGCGTTTGACGAGGTTGATCGCCAGGGCGTAGTGCTCTTCCGGCATGTCGGTAATTTTCGGGCCGCCGAAGCGAGCGATGATTTCCTTGGCGAAGGCGCGGCGTTCGTCGCGAACGTCACCCTCGAGGTCTTTCGGCAGGAAAGCGCCGAAGGCATTGGCCAGGTCTTCAACGGTTGGCTCGTCGCCGCCTTTAGCCTTCTCAGCTTCGGCCTTAGCCTTGGCGTCCTTCAGCTTTTTGTTGTAGCCAGTTTCGGTGGTCTTGGTCAGGTTCGGGTTTTTCTTCTTCAGCTTGTCGTACTCAGCCTGGCTGGCGACCTTGCCAACAGTGCCGGCCTTGTTGTCCGCCCAGAAGATAGTCCCCTCTTCCTGCTCTTCTTCCTTCTGTGTCTTGCCTGGGCCGGTCTTATCGGCAGGCGCGACAGCCTTCTCGGTTTTGCCAGCAGGAGCTACGACATTCACTGTGCCGCCGCCAGCTGTGCGGATCGCTTCGGCTAGTACCAGAAGGGCCGCCGTGTGGTCATTGATGGCTTGTTCCAAACTCATTGGTGTTCTCCGGTCTTTTAGTAAATTCAGGTAGAAGGCCGTTGCGCCTGCTGATTCGAATTGAAGCTCAGGCGCCCAGAACCTGTCAACTATTAGTTGAAAGTATTTGTCAAAGTTGAATTGATTTGCTGATCGTTGCAATAACGGCTTGCGAAATTGCTAGAGCGATCAATAGAATGGCGATAATTCCCCTATTAGATGAAAATATCATGGGCCTAAAACAGAGCCGGTACAAAGACCTCGGAAAGCTACACAGCCTTCTGCTAAAGGCATGTCCGCCCGACTCCCATGGGAAACAATCGATCCCGACCCTGGCGACAGCCCTCGGTATCAGCCACCAGTACGTCTATAAATGGGTGACCGCAAACAAGGTCCCTCCGGCCTTCGTCATGAAGATCGTGAACCTTTCTCAGGGCCGCACCGAGGTCAAGGACTTCCATCCTTACGTTTTCGGCTAAGCCCTACGCACATCGCCGCAGCAGCGGCGATTCAACTTCCGGTGGAATTCGCTTTTAAGAGTTGAAATACTCCAGACCTTACGAGTATTCTGATTTTCGAAAAATCGAATTCAGGAGAAATCGATGTCAGGCCCCACGAACACCCAGCGTCTACGCGAGCTGATGACGGAACACAGCTTGAGCCCCGAGGCAGTTGCAAAACTGCTGGGTCGCTCAGCTCAAACCGTCCGTGAGTGGCGGTGCGCGAACGCGAACAACATCAGCGACAACAACCTCGAACTCCTGGAATTCAAGCTGAAGTGCGGCAGGGGCCAAAAATGAAAGAGTCGGCCCGCTACACCAAGCTCGCCCGAAAACTCCATGCCGCTGTGACCACTGAACAATTGAAGCTCGCCTGCGCGGGCTTTTTCCTCACCGGTACATCGCACCAGAACCTCCGCGAGGGGGTAGCCGCCACGGGTCTTATCCAGAGCCGATGGCTCGCTATCACTTCGACCGTGCTCAGCTACGACGCGGCAGAGTCAATCCTGCTTGGGGGTCAAGGACAATGAGCAGCAAGAAAATCACTTATGGGCGGACGACTGCTGCGGACCGCGGCACCATCGTCACCCACGAAGGGACCTGGCCTGAGATCGCCGAGCTATTCCGTGAACCCTTGCGCCGGAAGATCACCCAAGAACAGTACGCGGGCATGTCGCCGAAAAACCGGGCGCATTCCAAGAACACAGGCCTGTTTTTCGGGGGCAAGTGCGATAACGGTCACCGAGGCGACAACACCCTGGTGTCCCGTTCGATGGTCAACCTCGACCTCGACGATCACTGCGCCGAAATCTGGGCTGACTACATGCTGCTGGGCACGATCCCTGCGCTGGACGGTCTGGCCTACCTAATTCACTCGACGCGCTCGAGCACATCCGAGACGCCGAAGTTCCGGATCTGGCTGCCACTGTCCCGCGAGGTCTCACCGGCTGAGTACGAACCGGTTGCCCGGGGCATCGCAGAAATGCTGGACGCCTCGATGATGGCCGTGGCCCGCGAGAGCTACACACCGGCTCAGGGGATGTACCTGCCGAGCGTCAGTTCCGACCAGGACTACTACTTCAGCGTTATCGAGGGCAGCTTCTTCAATCCCGACCGGACCCTGAACCGGTACCCGGCCGATGACGCCTCAACGTGGCCACGCAAGCCGAAGGAACAGGTAACCGAGTACGTCCCCGGTCGGAAGATGACCCATCCGGAGGACAAAAAGGCTCTCGCACCGATCATTGCCGCCGTCCACCGAGCGTTCGATCCGCACGATTTCATCACCGAGTTTCTGGGCGACGTCTACCTGCCGGCCGGGGACCGCTATTCCATCGTCAGTGCCAGCGGCGCCCCGAGCGTGCGGGTGTACGACGACGCCTTTATCCACTCTGACCACGGCTCCGATCCTGCCGTGGGCCAGCACAACACCTTCGACCTGGGCCGTATCCACCTGTTCGGCGACCTCGATGCCGACTTCGAAACCGACGCCATGTTCATGACGGAATGGCCGTCGTACAAGGCAATGTCGGCGTTCATGCTCGAGCACGATGAAGTCCGTGAGGCCCTGGCCCAGATCGAGATCGAGATCGAGGAAGAACGCAACGGCGGCATGCTCGATCTGCTGGCCGATCTGGACGATGAAGAACCCGAGCCCGACGAACCGGAGCCGGAAGAAGACGATGACGACGACGACCTGATTGGCCGGATAAAACCAGCCAAGAAGAAAACGAAGACCATCGAGGACGTGCTGAAGAAGGTCAAGGCTTCGATAGCCAGGGCCAAGTCGCTGGACGACCTTGAGCGCCGTCTGGAGATCATCCGAGGCTTCCCGACTACCGATTTCCGTGACCTACACCGCGATCTGGTCGCACCGGACATCCAGCGCAAGTTCAAGGAGCTGACGGGCGAGTCGATCACCAAGGCCGTCGCCCGGAAAATGCTGGCGTCGACCATTGAGAACCTGCGCAAGCAGGTGGAAGGCCTCGACGTACCGGTTTGGCTGAATCCGTGGGTCTACATTTCCTCGACCAACACCTTCCTGAATCTGGACACCAAGCAGGTGCTGCCGAAGGACGGCTTCAACGGCTTATACAGCGGCGAGGCCGGCGAGGAACACGGCACCAACAATAACGGCACGCCGAAGGTGCTCCCTTCGGACCTGGCTCAGTCGGTCTACATGCTGCCCAAGCCGTACACGATCAAGTTCCATCCGGACAAGCCGAGCTTGTTCGAGGACGACGGCGTCCTGTACGTCAACACCTACCGGGCAGCGCACCCTTCATCGGGCGGCTACAAGGGAAAGGCCGGCGTGAAGCTGCTTCTGCGGCTACTGGTCGACCTGTTCCCCGACGAGATCCACCAGCGCATGGTGCTGGACTTCATCGCTCACTGCGTTCGGTACCCCGGCAAGAAGCTGAAGTACGCCCTGCTGATCAAGGGCTGCGAGAACGAAGGCAAGTCGCTGTTCGCCGAGTTGATCAAGAAACTGCTGGGCACGCACAACTGCATGACCATCGGCAACGAGCAGCTGACTGAGAAGTTCAACGCCTGGGCCTTCGAGAAGCTGTTCTGCACCGTCGAGGAAATCAAGATCGTCGGGAAGGAAGCCTACGAGGTGCTGAACAAGCTCAAGCCGGTCATCACCAACCCCGAGATTCCTATTCGCCGGATGCGGACCGACGCCTCCCACGAGCTGAACTTCTGCAACCTGTACATCACGACGAACTTCGAGGACTGCCTGCCGCTCGAGGACGACAACACCCGTTTCCTGGTGCTGTTCACCCGCTTCCTGGTCAACGCCGAGGTCAAGGCCTGGCACGCCGAGCTGAAGAAGATCGAAGGCTCCGTCTACACGCGGGAGCTTTGGGACCACATTCAGGAGCGCCCCGCTCAGTTCCTCGAGTTCTTCGCGAAGTACGAATTCAGCGAGGCCTACGACCCGGATGGCGGTCGCGCACCGGACACCGTGTTCAAGCGGATCATGGCCGAGGATGGGAAAAACGAGGAACGGGTACTGCTCGACGACATGCTGGAGAGCGAGGAAAACCCGACCATCACGTCCGAGATATTCATCTGGGCGAATTTCCGGGCGATCCTCGATTCGAAGGATCTGGCGCCCAATCTGCGCAACCGCGCCGTGGGCAGTTTTTTGAAGCCGCTGGGTTTCATCAAAGCCAAACCGACGACAATTCGCGTCAACGGGGACGTCAGAAAGACCCTGGTTTGGACCCGAAATTCGAGTCTGATCAACCGAAATGCCGAAAATGCACTCACTCAAGAGGGCCGCGACAAGGCAAAAGCAGCGATGGAAGCCGTCGAAGCGCTCGACGATGGCGAAGATTTGCGCAGCAACGTGATCCAGATGCAGAGGAAAAACCGGAAATAGGAAAAATCGCCGTTCACAAAAGCCGCCTTCGGGCGGTTTTTTGTTGGGAAAAATTCGTGTTTGGGTTTTCGGGGGGTTACGAAAAGGGGCTTTTTAGCCCCAAAAACGGCTATTTGTAACCAGTGGCTCCCGGATTGGTTACACTAGAATTTCGTTAGTTTTCAATGACTTACATACGTTGTAACCAATGTAACCACGTAACCAATACGTTCTGCTTTGTCTATGTGTGTGAGAAATGTGTGTGAGTACGAACCGGACGAGAACAAGAATGACGGTGTGATATTTATCTCGTATGGAGTTATGAATATTATTGGTTATATTGGTTACATTGGTTACAGATATAGATAAACACCTGAAAACATTACCTTTTCTCTGTAACCAATAACTGTAACCAATAGAATTTAAGGGGTTACACCCTTCGCAGCAGCTTCTTCAGCCCGGGCCTTGGCCTGGAATTCACGGAGACCGGCGAGTCGAGCGTTGCAGTTCTCGGTATCCGTCTTTCGCGCCGCTGCCAACTCGCCCGCCTGCCGAAACGTCCCACCGGCTACCGACGCGGTGATGGGGCAGTCCACGAGCTGGCTGTCCGGCAGGTACACGTTCACGTACTCCGTCGTGGCTACCGGCGCGTGGCTACCGCAGCCACTGATCAAGCTGGCTAGGCACACGCACATCCAAACATTTGATCGATTCATCGCTGTCCCCTTGGACTTTCTGGATATTCCCGATTGCGGTGATGGTCTGGCCGAGTTTTTTGTTGTTCTCAGCCGTTTTATCGCCGATGCCCTTCAGTGCTGCATCAAAGGCGTCGAACCGTTGACCCAGTAGGGTGGATTGCCTTTTCTGTTCCTCGACCGCCTGTGTCGCTATATCGGCCCTCTGCGAGGCAAGATCGCGGTCACCTGCGACCACATCCAGCCGCCACCACAAGACTCCGACCAGAATCGCCATCGCGGCGAGCACTCCCAGCATGATTTTCATAGTTACCTCCGGTTTTATATCCAACTAACAGTTGAATTCTCGGTGAAACAGTACGAAACTCCCAATCAAGGGCGTCCGAGTCAACCGGATATTGCTCGACAACGAGAAAAACCAGGAGAAACACCAATGGCCAGCAGACACAGCGATGTAATCGTGGGTATGTCCACCGTTCCAAAGCACGAAAGCGGTGGTTGGGCTCTCCCTGGTGGCGGGATCACCCGCAGCCAGGCAGAGGCCGTCCGAGTCGCAACCGTTATCGACGCACTGCTTCGGGCTCGAGCCGGGTCCGCGGCGACATCCTCCTGCGGGCGACTGATCCGGGCGCTGAGTTGCACACGCCGGATGGCCAACCCTGACGCAGCTCGGCACATCGTCTCCGTATGAGCCTGCAAGTGTCCCACTGCCGCTGCCGCTGCCCGAGCTGCGGCCTGTTCTTCAACAGCATCGCCGGCTTCGACAAACACCGCATTCCGGACGAGTTGTTCGACGGCAGACGCTGCCGCAGCGAATCGGAAATGCTGGCAGCCGGCATGGGTACCAACACGGCGGGCTACTGGGTCACCGCTTTGAGTGAGGGCGGCTTCTGGAAATCCGGTACCGCCGATTACCTGGACGACTTGATATGAACCACAAGTGCCCGACCAACAGCCAGTGGAAATGCCCAGCCGCCAGGGAGGCGCTCGCCCTCACCGAACGCGCCATAGCCAGCCAAGGTTTGTCTGCCGGGATGGAGTGCATCAGCTGCAAACAGAAATTTTTCAGCGTGATCGAGTGGCGGCGGCATCAGCTCACCGGCAAGCCCAGGTGCATGACTGCTGAGCAAATGCGTGAAGCCCGTTTGGCCAAAGCTGCATGGGGCTGGTGGGTAGACGTAAGTACCGGAATTGAAAATGCCGCGCTCGAGACCATCGAGACCAACGACAACGACGACCTGATCTAGGAGAAGCACCGATGGATACCCTCTACGCACCCGGCCAGCACCCGCAGGTTTCCCGCGCAACACTCGGCCCGCACAAGCTGATGCTGGAGAACGACAACACCGGTCTGACCAAGATGGAGATCCATTACGGTTTTTCGGATCCGGCAGATCGGCTCCGGGTTTTCATCAGCCCTGTGCTGGGCGGCAGCCTCAGTTTCCCGATGCACTTGGAGCAGGCCGTCTACGTCCGCAACTTCCTGAATGAGTACATCGAGAATATCGCCCGTATCGCCCTGAAGCAGGAGAAGACCCCAGACGAGATCGACCAGGAAAATGCGGCCAAGGATTGGGCTCAACCGCCCGGATCTGGCGGCTGATATTCCGAGAAAACAGGATGCCGCAGCCCCTAGCAAGTCCGCTACATTGGAATCCCTTCAAACCCGCAATACCACTTGAGAGGTAGCACCCATGAGAATGTTCCGCAGCATTACCTTCGCACTCGGTATGGCGCTTGCCGCCATTGCCTCCTTCCCCACCTACGCCGTCGAGTTCGTAAGCCAGACTGTGTACCTGTCGACGATCACCGATTTCGGGGTCAGCCAGGCTAAGTTCGGTGTCGAGCTGGCGCAGCACCGGCAGGCGCAAGTCGCCCATGTCGATACGGTGAACTCCGACCTTACGCGTGAAGGCCACGGCTTCCGACAGGCTTCCGCAACTGACATCGCTACTAGCGCTGAACCTGTCCCGCGTGAGACTCGAATCTGTTAACACCGAAGCCCACGCAACCGAGAAGCCCGCCTAGTGCGGGTTTTCTTTTGCCTGGAGATTGGTAGACCGCGAAATCGGAAAAATCGGATTTCAGGATGGGGGTCGAAAAAGCGTGTTTTTCAGGGCTGCATATGGGCGCGAAATCGGAAAAAACCGACGAAAGTGTTCACTGAGATTGTTATTAAGGGTCGAAACCATGTCGGATACCGCGCTCGGCGCCGCT